ACTTCGTAATCTTGTTTTTTAAAATAAGGTTTGAGGTCTTTAATGTCTGTTTTAATACGTTCAGTAATTAATTTACCACTTCTATCATATAACAATCTATAAGCTAATATCTGAGCTTCTTCTCGTTTCGTTGTCATTATTAAATCCTGCAAAGGTTAATTTACCATAATCACCTCTGAGACCTGCTTTTTGATACGAGGTAGCTCGTCCTTCAAAAAAGTTCTGATGTTCTACTCCTAAAACATCATCTAGCCAAGTTAGAGGGTTATCTTTTTGATTGTAATTAGGTTTTAATCCTAACTGCAACAAACGTCTATCGGCAATGTATTTATTGTAAGCATACATTTCCTCTTTCGTTAAGCCCTCTATATCTCCAAGCTCAAATACTAAGTCTAAAAACTTTTCTTCTAACTTTACCATCTCCCGACATATTTGATAGATTTCCTTTTTAAAGTCATCTGTCCAAATCTCTATATTTTCTTTTATAAATTCTCTAAATAGTTTTGTCATAGCTTCAACATGTAAACTCTCATCCCTGATAGAGTAAGCAACAATCTGACACATGCCTTTCATTTTGCCAAATCTTTGAAAGTTCATCAAAATAGCAAAACTACTAAATAATTGTAAGCCTTCAGTAAATGCAGAATACACTGCTAAGGCTTTAGCTATTGAATATTTATTGCTTCGTGCAGTTTTAAAATCTAAAACATAATCATGTTTATCTGCCATCTCTTCATACTCGGCAAAAGCTTTGTATTCTATTTCAGGCATACCTACAGTGTCTAGTAATAAACTATAAGAGTGTTGATGAATAGCTTCCATATTACCGAATGACAACATCATCATTCTTGCTTCTGGTAATTTAAATAAAGGTAAGTATCTATCAACATAACCTGCGGCTACATCAACATCTGACTGTGTAAATAATCTAAATATCTGTGTCAATAAATTTTTTTCTGAATCTGTTAATCTTTGATTCCAGTCTTTGACATCAGTATGTAAAGGGACAGACATTGGATGCCAGTGCATTCTATTTTGTAAGTCATAGTAGTCAAACATCCAACTATAATCAAAAGGTTTGTAGTGTTCCCGTGTACTTAATAAGCTCATTATTTTTCTCCAAAGTATTGTTTTAGTATTTCTAATTTATCGTTATATTCTGCAATATAACCTATTTCTTTATCTATGCTTTCTTGAATATCAGTATGTTCACCTACACCTACACTATTACTAAAGTAAGTTTCGGCATTCATCACATGCATATTTATCTTTCCGATATAAAAATCTTTTAGTGCTTTAATTCGTCTTTCTCTAAAGTTTACCATTTCGTATTAATTCCTCCTTTAATGTTTCAATAACAAAATCCTTAAACATATTTTTTATTTCCTCCATCTCCCAACCCCTGCGAGAGTGATAACAAAATTCATAAACTAATGAATCTTTTACATCAAGCTCTTGATTAGTCTCTTGCATTCTTTCTCGAATACAGTTGGTCGTAACAACCCACATGACAAGAGCTTCGTTATCGTCTTCCCATTTACTTATATCATCCCAGTTTGGCTCGGCCATTAACCCTCACATGCTATACATTCTACTTCGTCTAATTTAATTCTTGGAACTTTAATATTAACATTCTCCGCAGCTTTTGCTGCATCAGACCTAAAATAATATAAAGATTTTAATTTATTAGCTCCATACCAATGGACATCACTGACATATTGTAAATACTCATCATGGCCTTCTTGTGCTAACGAGGACTCAGGTAAAACAAAAAATAAATTTACACTCTGACTTTGACAAATAAAATCTTGTCTTTTATAAGCATGTTCAATAACCCACACTTGATTAATTTCATTAGCAGTTTTATAGACCTCTTTTTCTTCATCCGTAAAAACTTTAATGTTTTGGATAGAACCTCTATTATCACTAATTTCTTGCCAAAGTTTGTTTTGTTTAGTCTTACTAGATACTTTTTTTTGTATAAGTTTATCTAAGTTTTTGTTTTTGACTTTGTAACTGCCCGAAAGTGTTTTGTGGGTGTAAACATTTGCCCTGATTGGTTCGATGCTCGGGCTAGTTCCCCGACATATAATACTGCTACTAGCATTAGGAGCAATAGCAAGAAGGTGAGCATTCCTCCGGCCTGTACCAACGATGTCAGGAGCTTCCCCCCTCTCTTCACACAAAGTTTGAGATGCTTCCACAGCGAGAGTTTTGATGTGACTAAATGCTTTGTGATTAAATCCCGTTGCAAAAATCCCTTCAAACGGAATGTTTTTAGATTGTAAGTAAGAATGGAAACCCATTGCTCCCAAACCAATAGACCTTTCTCTATAAGCTGAGTAAGCTGCTTTTGTAAATCCTTCCTTACCTTTTCTAATATGTTTCTTAAATCTTTCATAGTTTGAATTGTAGCCACCTAAATTAGTTACATCAATAGCATTATCTATAAAGTGCTCCAAAATATTATCAAGCATTCTAACTAGGTCAGCAATAAACTGGTTGTCTTGTGACCATTCATCAAAGCACTCTAAATTAACACTCGATAAACAACAGACTGCTGTACGTTCTTCATTGGTTGGTAATGTTATTTCCGAACATAAGTTACTTTGTTTTATTTCTAAACCTAAATCTTTTTGACTTTGTGGTAAAGCATTATTGCAATTATCTATGTTAATAATATACGGCTCACCTGTTTCTGCTCTAATATCTAATAGTTTATGCCACAAATCTCGAGCCGGTACAACCTTAACTGCTTTTTTACTTTTAGGGTCTATCAATCGCCAGTTTTCATCTTGTTCAACCGCTTTAAGAAAAGCATTTGTAACATTAACACCATGATGTAAATTTAAACACTTTCTATTTAAATCACCTCCGCTTTCTTTTCTCATCACCATGAACTCTTCTACTTCAGGATGACTTATATCGGTATAAGCAGCATAACTTCCTCTTCTTGTTGTGCCTTGATTAAAAGCTAACATCTCTGAGTCAACAACTTTCATAAAAGGGATAGAACCGGTTGATTTACTACCACTACTAGTTGAAGTACCATCACTTCTAATGTCGCCCCAATGACCACCAATACCGCCACCGGAACTTGCTAGTCTAGCATTTTCTTTGAAATGGTCTGTAAGTTCGTCTATTGAGTCGCCAACGTAGTTTAAAAAACAACTGATAGGAAGACCCCGAGTAGTTCCACCATTAGAAAGTATAGGAGTAGAAAACATAAACCAAAACTTAGAAACATAATCGTATAATCTTTGAGCCAAGGCAAAGTCAGTAGTGCCCTTATAAGTTGCACCATATATACTAGCTCTCGCAAAAGCTTCTTGAGCATGTGTTTCCTCCTTCCAAAAGTATCTATCCTCTAAAGTATTTAAACTAAATTTATCTAAGTCTTTATCTCTATTGTAATCTATTATTATGCCTAAGTATTCAGTCTCGCCTATTTTATCAACCATTATTTTTCTCTATATGTATTGCGATAATCCCATAGTGAATTATCTTCAATAACTCTTTTAATTTTTCGTCTTTTTTACCACATCTAAGAGCATACTTAACTATATTACCAAGACAAAAACCCTCACCATGTCCAGCATCAATAATTATATCTGTCGCTTGATATTTATTATTTGAGTAATGTTGCTTATAAGTAAAGTCTATGTACTCTTGTATTTCTTTTAATATCTTATCTTCGTTAAACTTATACTTTATATTCTTGCCAGTCATAATTTTTAACTAATTGCCAATACTTTAAAATACTATTAAACATTTCTTTATGTTTCTTATGAGAACTTTTATCCCAGACATAGCCTAAAACTAATTCTGTGTCGGCTCTGTCTACAAAAACTGAAACCCTAGTGGGTTTATTAAAACGACAACCTTGAGCATAAGCTGAAAGTTGCATTCCATGTTCATCGTATACTAATTGAGCAGCTTCTTTGTTCTTAAGATTATCTTTAGTTTTAAAGTCAACAAATATGCCCGACTTAGAGTATAAATCTATTTTACCGCCATACCCTTGAGGTGCACAAAAAGATTCTTCAGCTAACCAAGTTTCATTTGGAAACTCTTCGTTTAAATACTGTAAAATTCTTTCATAAGTTTTATTTGAACCCTCGCCTCTAAATCCACTTTCAATTAAAGCATGAATACGAGTACCTTCTTTTGCTGCTTTTGCACCTACTTGATTAGCTTCAGCCTTACACCTGTAAACAAAAGAATCCATCGACTCCTCTTGGCTTTTATTAATAGCCACAGCAGACTTGATAGCTTGAGTTATTTTCCAATTCTCTAAAGCAGGTTTTGCAACCATACCTAGAATAGTAGTAACAGAAGGAACAAGACCTAATGATTTTGCATCTCTTAGAGTTGTATTTCTTTCTTTTCCGTTTGCACCTATGAGAGTATACATAGGTTCGCCATCTTGTGAATACCAATGGCCTGATTCAGACGTAAATTTATTATACTGGTCTAATTTAGTTTTGTAAATACTTTTTGTTATATTGTTAGTCATTTTTTAGTTCCTCAAAAGTTTTAAAGACATCTGTTGTAAAAAGTTTTTGAATATTAACTAAATACATTCTACTAGCATTGTGGTCGCCACCACTTACTGTCTTTATATTATCTAATTTTTTTACTAGTTTTTTTAAATCTTGGACACGGAAAATAAGAGTACAAAATATTTTATCTTTAATACAAAGATTATGAAACCAGTAGTCTGCCTCCGTAGCTTCTATACCTGAAGGTTTCCCGTAACTCTCATACTCAATACAAATATTACCGGTTTGCATCCACATTCCTCGTTCTGATTTGACCTCAATCTTCTTACCCGTAAGCATTTCAGCAATAGCATCTTCCCGTATCTGGCCATACTGTAAATCTAAATCAAATTTTTTTTGGTCTTTCTTAGTGGGTTTCACTCCAGTTTTCTCCTATCTTATATTCACCTGTTAAGGGGCAACGCATCTTATAATATTGACCTGCCTCCTCAATAGATTCTACTCCTATTTCTCCTACAAGTTCAGCTATATCCTCTTTCACTTGTATCTGCCATTCATCATGTATATTTGCTACAAACTGTGCGTTTAATTTTTGTGTTTTAATTTTTTGATGTAGTAGGCACATGGCTTTTTTCATAACAATAGCCCCACCACCTTGCAACAATGTATTCAAAGCTGCGTATCCGTTTCTAACAAATATCTTTCTACCATCTAAACCTTTTAAAAAACCTCTTTGTGCTGCTTGACGTACTCTATTTGTTAATATCTCAAGGGCAGGTAAGTTTTTTAGAAATCTATTTTTAAGTCTCTCCCCAGCAACCTTATTACTATTAATAATTTTTCCTATTTTTGCATCACCAGCCCCATAAATAAGAGCATAGATAAAAGTTTTAGCATTATCTCTTGTCTGTAATCCTGCAAGATTTTGATTTGTTGTATGTATATCTCCGTTGATAACTTCGTCTATGTAGTCATCATCTTGCATGTAATGAGCTAGTACCCGTAACTCTAAGCCACTAGCATCAATACCTAGTAACTTGTAACCTTCAGGCACAATCCAACAAGCACGACACTCTTGACCATAAGGGGTGTGAATACTAGGAACTTGTGCCATGTTTGGACTTCTATGAGTCATTCGCCCCGTAATAGTACCATTTGGTATGACACGACCATGCACTCTTTCTCCTTGTAACTCGTCTATCCATGATGAGATTTGTGCTATCCTCTTTTGTAAAAGTAAAAACTCTGCGATTAATCTGGCTTCGTGGATATGGTTTATTTTTTTTAATGTGCCTTCATCGACAATAGGTTGACCGGTGGGTGTAAACTTTTCTGGTTTCCAACCAAAGTCCTCTAAGTATTCTCCGATTTGCTTACGAGAACCTAAGTTAAACTCTACTAATTTTTTTCGCATGAAGGGCTCATAATTACCAGATTTAAGTAGCTTCTCATGCTCTTCTTTGGTCAACCCACGCACAGAAAGTTGACCATCTTTTTTAACATAAGGTGTGACTAATTTATCCTCAACCCATTTAGGTTTGAAAGTTTTTTGGACCTCATCCTCTACTTCTGTCATACGAGTTTTAAGTTCAGCTAAAAGCATTGAGGCCTTTTCGACATTAAATAAAAACCCAGTCTTCTCTTGCTCAACCATAACTTTTGCCACTTGATGTTCAAGAGCCATACTTTCAGAAGAAAAATTAATGCTCTCTTTATAAAGATGTTGGAAAACTATCTCATTTAACATAACATCTTGTTGACAATACTTTAGCATTTCTGGATTATAAGAATCGAAGTCGTCAGGTTGTTCTGCTTTGTGATAATTAACACGATAACCCCAAGTTTTTAAACTATGGCCATTCTCACGCACAGGTTGGAATAATCTTGATAGGACAAGAGTATCTATAATTTTACCCTTGTAAGTAAAGTTATGTAATTTTTCTAGTGCGGGGAGGTCATACCCTAATATATTATGACCAATCAAAGTATTAGCACTTTGTAAATGTGTTATACCTTCCTGCAACTCATCAGGGCCAAAACTATTTATTGCTTTGGTGTGTATATCTTTGGTAACAATGCACCAAATTTTATTAGGGGTTAAGCCATCTGCCTCAATATCAAAAAT